CCTAAATGTGTCTTGCCCCTCAAATTCCAAATCTGATATATACGGGGCAAATTCTTTATATCCTCTGCCTACCCAACCCATATGGTCGCACGACTTTTTTTCAACGATTTTATCGTAATTTATACTCTCAAAATCGCTTAAAAATTGTACAAGTGCCTTTGCATTTTCTGATGTAACACCGACACCGTACTCAGCCAATTTTACGATTTTGTTCGCACTTGCAAGGTCAGAACGTGGGACGATTTTAGTTTTATATGTTCGTCCCGCTCTGCCATAAACCAGTTGCACACTTTCAACATCAGTATCTACATTTGAATATCTTGTTATCATAAATATCGGGTGTGGACACGCCGTCACTTTTTCGCTGAACTGTCCTTTAAACCTATACACTCCGTCATCAGTTGCTATCCATTCGCCTGTATCCCACATTATTGCAGTGCCACTGAACTCCATTACGTTGCCGTAAACAATGCTTTGACCCTTTTGTGCTCTGACGTAGTTTGAAAATTGTGTTCGGAAATTAGATACTTTTAATTTCTTTGCCTTTTCCGCCATTTGCGCCACAAGTTGACCTTTGATGAACTCGTTGCCGTCTGCTTGGTCTATTATCCATTGAAACGGTTTTGATGATATTAAAAAATCGTCCTTACTGAAATCGGGTATCGTTATTCTGTTTTCATTCTCCATAGCACCCATTCCTTAACCTATATTAAAACGGCAAATCTTCTTCCGATACGTCCTCATCATCAAATCCGCTTGTATCAAATCCCGATGTACTTCCATCAAGTAGTTTATCCTGTGGAATTTCGGACATTTCCAATCCTTTGATACTTCTTACCGCTCTTGCCTTAGTCGCCCATTTTTTTTGACCGTTCATCAGGTATTGTTCACGTCCAAACAATACACCTATTTTCTTACCCTTAAGCGTTTTTTCGTCCCAATTCCATTCATAGCCCTCATTGCTTTTTTCAATACAACTTATCATACCTTTAAAAAATGGTAATTGTTTACCCTCGTATCCTTGTCTAAACAGTCCGCCGTTATTCCACTTTGCACTTGTCCCGTTCTTTTGAATGTTTGCGGCATATTGATTACTGTAATAATCTTTGTATTCGCCCTCTGCAATGTCTAATTGCAACACTAATTGCTTTTTTCCGGTTTTTGTTGCAACTTCTTTTGCACCCTTGATTTCGCAGATATATTTACCTGCCGGCAATGTTCTGCTCTCACCTGTGTACGATTGCGCCTCGTCATATCCTTGTATTTTATTCATTATTTTTATCCTCCTCATTCATTCCGTAATATTCTCTTATTCTTTCGTCAACTGCTTTCAAATCGTTATCAATCTCTAAATCAAACATATCCATAGGCGACTTGCACGTTGTATGTCCGTCTGATTGCGTTATGAAACTATGACTTTGACCGTCAGCTTGACATAGCAAAACGATTGAAAACAGTCCCTCAACGGTCAACTGATTGTCCAACATTTTACCGATTGTTTTCGCTTTAATTTTACCGTTTTCGGTCTGCTCGCAATGGTGCAAAAAATATACGATTGTATCATCGGGCAATCCCTCAATAATAAATGTAATCATCTTCTGAAAACGTACCGCCATATCGGTAAACTTCGCATAGCCTGTTTCTTTTGCACGATTAAACGAATCGAACGCCAACAGATATTGACTGTCGTCTATAACGTATCGCTTATACTGCTTTTTACTTAATTCTTTGGCAATAACGTTGTATGTAGCCTTTTTGATTGAATTTAACTTCTTGCGGAACGGAAGTGGCTTACTTGCCACATTAAATATTACCAAATCATCTTCATTAAAATTTCTTAGGCTTGCACTTTTTCCGCTACCGCTTTCACCCATAATTAAAACCGGTATTCCCATATGTATCACTCCTTATTTTATACTCATGTTGTTTCTCACGGTCAACTCTGCGTGCGGAATATCAAAACCGCCCTGCAACATTTCCTTAATGACCGCTTTGTTTGGCTCAGGTTGCTTGAATGTCAACAGGTCGTTGTTGTTCTTCATTGCGTAGTCGATAAATTCATCATCAACCTCTATCGCCGTTGACTTTCTGTAACTTATCGCCACTTTTGGAGTAGCGAATTTATTGCCTTGCAATGTTCGATTTATGAAATTCTTCAGATTTTCAGCCTTGTTTTCCAACGACTTACGACGTTCCGCAAGTGCTTTTTCTTCTTCTCTTATAGCTTTGCTCTCGGCTACAAGATTTTTATACCATAACGCTGTATTTTCGATTTTTTCTTCTCTCTGCATTTGTAGTTCTTCAAATGCCTCGTAATCCTTTATTTCGCCTGTTTCTTCGTCAATTAAAGAAAACATTGCGTTGTCTATTTCGTATATGTTCATTTGACTTTTCTCCTTTTCTATGCTAAAATATTGTTGTGTTATAATATATGCCGTTGAACGGTATTGCGGGGGAAATTAAATTCCCCCGCTTTTTTATTATTCAATTATATGTACATTCGGTACATCTTCAAGCAATTCTCTTAGCTTGTCCGCAACGTTCTTTACTGCCTCACGTTCCCAAGCTCCACCGTCTGCCTCGAACAGTGCCGCACTTCCGTCTTTTAATCTAATTAGGAAGTCGCTTTCTGGTTGTTCTACCTCTAAAAACGTTCTGTATGGCTTTAGCGAAACAATCGGTTTTATTCTCTGTTCGCCAACCAACTGAATACCACTCTTAATGGTTGCTGATTGTGTTATACCGTCGTCTTTTGTCTGTACACTCTGTTGGTCTGTTATGTTACCAAGCAACTGCACAAGATAATCTCTGTCCTCTGTCGGTGCAAAACGTGATTTTAGACAGATAATCATATTTTCGATGCTCATATATCTGTCGTAGTCAAATCCTATGAATTTTGCTATTGCTGTATATGGCATTTCACGTTGCATATCATCTCTGACAGCTCCCAATACATCAACTTTTTCCGGTGACGATACTCTTACAAATAGCGGAATATTAAAATCATTCATTTCTTGCTTTATCATCGTAGCCAAACCGCTTAGGCTTGAAAGCGAAATTGTGTCAACAAGTTTGTCCTCAATTCTGTATAATCTTTTATCTGAATATGTACCGAACACTGTATCAACTGTCTTTGGTCCTGTCATTTCTTCAATTTTTTCAATAAAACTTCTATCAATCATTATCTTTATCCTCCTTAAATTACATTGCTTTTTTAATTGCTATAACCTTTGGCTCTTCTTGCTCTGAGCCGTCTAACGCCATTTGTCCCGGAACTTGTGGCAACATTTCCACCAATGCCTTGCCCTCGTCTGATTCAGTCAAGAACAACGCGCTTTCGATGTTGTTCGTTGGTGTCAATGTTGACTTAACCTGTGTTGACATTTTTATGTTCTGTCTTTCACTGTCCGGCTTTAACGATAATGTCAGCGTTATCTTTCTGACTGCGTCCGCCTTTGTGTTTAGGTCGGCGATATTATCAACGACCTTGCTTAGCTCATAATCCAATCTTTCACCGATTGCGCCACGAGCGACCTCTAATAAATTTGCATTACCCACTTTTTATCATTCCTTTCTTGATTTTTTATTTTTTTGTGGTATAATATATGTAAAACATAGATTAATCTATGTAATTACCTTTTGACCGTTTCGAGTTGCACCTCATACGGTCTCTTTTTTTATGCTGATTTTGCAGTGGCAACCTGCTCCGAGATTGTCGTTGCTTTTGTACATTTCTGTTTGCTTAAAGCCTTCTTCTGTGTATATTGAGCAGAATTTTAACAGTGTATCGTTAGTTTCCTTGTATTGATACATCGCTCTGAAAATCTTGCACGCTTGCTCTATTGTTTCCGCCTCAATGATTATCCAACCGCCCTTAAATGGTTGTCCCTCACTGCCGAACGTAATGTAATAGTTATTCATTCTCTTTCACCTCCCAATCATATTCATCATTATAAATTCTGTCATGATCAGTATCGCACTAAATGCAACAACCGATATAGCATACTTAATTTTTTCAGACATTGCACACCTCGTTTCTTTTTACGATGTCCAAAACTTGCTTAACCTGTCTGTCGAACTGCTCCGGTGTTAATTCACCATCCGCCTTACGATATTTTTTATTACATACAATATCTCTTGCCACTTCTGCTAAAATTCTTATACCGTCTATGTTCATAACTGACATATTTCGGCGAATTTCTCTTATTAACTTAAACATCTTTTTTACCACGCTTTCGTTTCTTTTCGTCCTCTTTCATCAGCTTTAAACTGATAATTAACCCCACACCGAAACTAATCAGTGCAATTCCTATTGTGTTCATTTGTTTTACCTCTCTTTACTTCCTCACAGGCACACATAGACCGTCCGCAACAACAGATTTCATTAAAAATTTAATTTTAGGGATTGTCTACTATTTTACGGATAATACAGAC